ATCTGAAAGCGAAATCAGACAGGCGGTGTTTACACAGGGACACTACACTTACGATACACCAATCACAAACTATGACCCACGATTTATTAACGGTTGCCTTGTGGGAGCGTGGAATAAGGTATTCGAAGTGATACAGAGCAACCGTGACTTACCGTTTTAATAAGAAAGGAAGATGTATAAATGGATAGAGAATTCGGTTGGAACGACGAAATAACCGAAGAGGGCGGAAATTACGAACCGCTCCCCGAGGGTGATTATGATTTTACAGTAGCAAAAGTTGAGCGTGCACGCTCGCAGGGTAAGGGAAAGCTCCCAGCCTGCAATATGGCAAAGGTGACTTTTGATGTGTGGGGAGCAGATGACAAGCGAGAAATTACAGTTAGTTTCGTACTGCACTCCTCGCTTGAATGGAAGCTGTCACAGCTCTTTTTGTCCGTGTCAATGAAAAAGCACGGCGAACCGCTCCGTATGGACTGGACAGGCATTATCGGCAAGAAAGGTAAATGTCAGGTTATCATACGCAAATATGTCAAGAATGACGGTACAGAGGGCGTAACAAATGACATCAAGTATTTTTATGCCTACGATGAGCAGGTGACAACGGTATCTCCTGCCGTAGCACAGCCTGCACCTCAGCAGTATGTACAGCCTACATATCCGCCGCAGTATAACACACAGCCTGCAACGCCAAATACTGCGATGCCGAATAACTGGACACCGGGTAGCTTTTAATGCAGTTACGACCGTATCAGAATGAAGCGAAGAATGCCGTTTTCTCCGAGTGGGAAAGCGGCAATTTAAAAACATTACTTGTCTTGCCTACAGGCTGTGGCAAGACGATAGTTTTTGCAAAAATCACCGAAGAATGTGTCCGTCGAGGTGACAGAGTGCTGATACTTGCCCACCGTGGAGAATTGCTCGACCAAGCGGCGGACAAAATCCAAAAAGCAACAGGGCTTAATTCGTCGGTTGAAAAAGCCGAGCAAAGTTGCATAGGTTCGTGGAACAGGGTTGTTGTAGGCTCTGTACAGACGCTTATGCGTGAGAAAAGACTGTCAAACTTTGACAGCGATTATTTCGACACAATCATTATTGATGAAGCACATCACTCAATCAGCGACAGCTATCAGCGTGTGCTTGAGCATTTTGACAATGCAAAAGTGTTGGGTGTTACCGCAACACCCGACCGAGGAGATATGAAAAATTTAGGAGCAGTATTTGATTCGCTTGCGTATGAATACACACTCCCTAAGGCTATCAAAGAGGGGTATCTGTCACCGATTAAAGCTGTGACAATACCGCTTACACTTGACCTTTCGGGAGTTGCCACACAGGCAGGAGATTTTAAAGCAAGCGACATTGACACGGCACTTGATCCGTATCTTTATCAGATTGCCGAAGAAATGAAAAAATACTGTAAGGACCGTAAAACTGTTGTGTTTTTACCACTTGTAAAAACATCGCAGAAATTTAAAGACATTTTGAACGAAAAAGGCTTTAAAGCGGCAGAGGTAAACGGTAACAGTGATGACAGAACAGAAATATTGCAGGACTTTGAAAACGATAAATACAATGTCTTGTGTAACTCAATGCTTTTAACCGAGGGTTGGGACTGCCCAAGTGTTGACTGCGTAGTCGTGTTAAGACCTACAAAGGTGCGTGGACTTTACTGCCAAATGGTCGGCAGAGGTACAAGACTTGCTCCAAACAAGACGGAGCTTTTGCTACTCGACTTTTTGTGGCACACAGAAAGGCACGAACTTTGCAGACCTGCACATCTCATTTGCGACAATGAAGAAGTCGCACAAAAAATGACAGAAAACTTATCAGAACAGGCAGGTTATCCGATTGACATTGAAGAAGCGGAGGAAAAAGCAAGTGAAGATGTTGTTGCTCAGCGTGAAGAGGCGCTTGCAAATCAGCTTGCGGAAATGCGAACACGCAAACGCAAACTTGTAGATCCGTTGCAGTACGAAATGTCAATTCAGGCGCAGGACCTTGCAGGATATGTTCCGGCATTTGGCTGGGAATGTTCTCCGCCTACAGACAAACAGAAAGCAAAACTTGAAAAGCTCGGAATATTCCCCGATGAAATCCAGAGTGCCGGCAAAGCAAAACTTATTCTTGACAGGCTCGAAAAGCGAAGAATTGAGGGCTTAACCACACCTAAACAAATCCGTATGCTTGAAAGCAGAGGTTTTCAGCACGTGGGCAAATGGCAGTTTGACGAAGCGTCAGCTTTGATTTCAAGGATTGCCGCAAACGGTTGGAGAACTCCGAAAAACATTAACCCGAAAACATATGTACCGCAAAGCGAGGTGAATACGGTTGGACTTACTTAATGCACTTGAATACATCAGTCCGTCAGAGCTTGACTACCAAGACTGGGTAAATGTCGGAATGGCACTCAAACAAGAGGGATACAGCGTAAAAGACTGGGACGATTGGAGCAGAGCAGACAACCGCTATCACAACGGTGAGTGCGAAAAGAAATGGCAGAGCTTTAACGGCTCTGCTTCACCTGTCACAGCAGGCACGATAATCCAAATGGCTAAAGACAGGGGGATGACTTTTCGTGAATCGAAAGAACTCGGCTGGAATGACGAAATTGCTTTTGAGCAGGGTGATAAGGGCGATATTGGTGTAAATACCTGTGAGGGTGTAAAGTTTCACGAGCCTACAAACTGGAACCCGGTAAATGAGATTGTGACCTACATTGAAACTCTCTTTGATAGCTCGGAAAATGTAGGCTATGTTACTGAAACTTATAAAAAAAATGACAACGGCAAGGTTAAATATTCGCCAACACAAGGCAGTTGTGACCGTACGGCAGGTGAGCTTATTGCCGCCCTCAACAATTGTGACGGTGATATATCAAATGTATTCGGTGATTACAAACCCGAGGCAGGTGCGTGGATAAGGTTTAATCCGTTGGACGGTAAGGGTGTTAAAAACGAGAATGTAACCGATTATCGTTACGCTCTGGTGGAATCTGACTGTATGGCTCTTGAAGAACAAAATGCAATCATCAGAGAGCTTGAGCTGCCTGTTGCGGTGCTTGTTTATTCGGGCGGAAAATCAGTCCATGCTATTGTTAAGATTGATGCCGCAAACTATGACGAGTATCGTAAAAGGGTTGATTATCTCTACAATGTATGCCATAAAAACGGCTTTGAAATCGACAAGCAGAACCGCAATCCGTCAAGGCTGAGCCGTATGCCCGGTGTTATCCGCAACGGCAAAAAGCAGTTTATCATTGACACAAACATCGGTAAATCAGACTTTGCCGAGTGGAAAGACTGGGTGGAAAGTATCAACGATGACTTACCTGATCTTGACAACCTTGCAGATTTTTTTGAAAATCCTCCTGAACTTGCTCCGCCTCTGATTGAGGGAGTATTGCGACAGGGACATAAAATGCTCCTCGGCGGACCCTCAAAAGCAGGTAAGTCATTTGGTCTTATCGAATTGTGTATTGCAATTGCCGAGGGAACAGAATGGTTCGGCTTTAAGTGTGCGCAGGGCAATGTCTTGTATGTGAATCTTGAGCTTGACCGTGCGTCCTGTTTTCACAGATTCAAGGATGTATATGAAGCATTGGGACTTGAACCAAAAAACTTAAACAGAATTGATATTTGGAACTTGCGTGGTAAGTCCGTGCCTATGGATAAGTTAGCACCTATGCTCATTCGCAGAGCACTGAAAGGCAACTTTATAGCCGTAGTAATTGACCCGATATACAAGGTTATTACAGGCGATGAGAACAGTGCTGACCAAATGGCACACTTCTGCAACCAGTTTGACAAGGTATGTACCGAAATTGGTTGTGCGGTAATCTACTGTCACCACCATTCAAAAGGTGCTCAGGGCGGTAAAAAGTCAATGGACAGAGTTTCGGGCTCTGGTGTTTTCGCTCGTGACCCCGATGCACTCCTTGACCTTACAAGGCTTGAAATCAGCGAAGATTTGATGAAGCAGCAAAAGGATGAAAGAACCTGTAAAATCTGCAAAGACTGGATAGGTCGTTTCAACAAAATCAGTGAAGTGTGTTCGCAGGACGATTTGGTAACGGCAAATAATATGATTGACATCGCACGCAAAACGCTTCCTGAACAGTCTTTTAAGCTGATGATGTCAGATGTTGCCCGTGCCGAAAAAACCGTAAAAGGGATGTCAGCGTGGAGAATAGAGGGTACTCTGCGAGAGTTTCCGGCATTTGATGCACTTAACCTTTGGTTTGATTATCCGATACACAAATTAGATACAACAGGTGTGTTGAAAGACTGTAATTTTGAGGGCGATTTTAACATCAAAGGCTCGCCCTACAAGAAGAATTTTAGCAAGAAAAAAAGTGAATCGGAACGCAAGCAGGAACAAAACAATGCCCTCGAAACAGCGTTTAGCGGTGCTGAGGAAAACGGTCAGGCAAATGTAGCTGACTTAGCAGAATATATGGGAAAGTCCGAAAAAACGGTCAGACGATACATAAAAGAGCACGGCGGTTTTTGGATAGACGGCGGTGAAGTAGGACGAAAGGACACGGACAAAGTCGAATAATTTGTCTGTCTGTCCGAGGGACAAAGTCGATAAATTTTTGTCCTTGTCCGTGTCCCTAAGAGGGACAAAGTCGATAAAAAATCGAAAATGTCCCTCTCAGACAAAAACAGGGACAAAGTCGATAAATTATCGAGAATGTCCGAGGGACAGACAAAACTATATATACTACCGTATATATAAACGATGTCCGTTCCCTAAGGTCACAGGGGTGAAGTAGTTGTGCGAAGCTTACGCACAACAACTCCTTCCCCTGACCTGTGACTAAAAGCAAAATTTTAAAGTTAAGAAAGAAATGGTAAAAAATGGCAAAATGCAAATCGACTTCAAAAGATAAAAGATTAAAAGTCGCTAAAAGAATGCCTCCACTAAAACGAAGAAAAGATGGAGAGGATTATTGTTATATCAACGACGAAGTAATGAAGTGGATTTCCAAAAATCCTGCGTTGATAAGTTATGTATTGGATAAGGTAGCCGCTAATGGATACATAGTTTACGACCCAAAATTTAAAGTATGGCACGGAGCTGATTATTATGAAATCGAATGCAACGAAGACTGAATTTTTTATGGCGATGATACCGCCGACCGTAACTGCACAGGAACATAAGGTTATGGTAAAAAACGGCAAACCTGTTTTTTACAATCCGCCCGAGGTGAAACAGGCAAGAGAAAAGCTCACGTCACATTTAGCAAAGTTTAAACCGTCAGAACCGTACGAGTCGGCTGTCAGGTTGATAACAAAGTGGTGCTTTCCTCGCGGTAAACATCAGGACGGCGAATATCGTATAACGAAACCTGACACGGACAATCTGCAAAAAATGCTAAAAGACTGTATGACCGCTCTCGGCTTTTGGTCTGATGACGCACTTGTTGCAAGTGAGATATGTGAAAAGTTTTGGGCAGATGTTCCGGGTATTTACATCGAGGTGGAAATGCTGTGAATATCTCGGAAGTTAAACGCAACCTTGAAAGAACCGTGCTGTACAATGGAGCAGAATACATTCTGAAAGGCTGTATCATCAGACGGAATACAACGGGTCGGTTTTACTATCAGGCAGAGCTTATGGACACCAAAGCCAAAAGCTCGTTGATTGTAACTGCACTCGATAAGATTGACGAAAGGAGAGAAAGCATTGAAAGCGAGAATACCGCCTAAGATTCCGAAACAGCTTAAACAGGAAGCTGAACGGATTGCCAAAAACGCATACGAGCAGATCCGAGAAAAAGAAAATAAGGACATCACACGCAGAGTATTTAAAACAATGCTGTATGCTTTGCATAAGGATTTCGGATTTGGTCGTGACAGATGTGCAAAGGCACTAAAGTCTATGACCGAAATAATTGAACACTCCGACACTGACGAAGTGTTTTGGGAGCATATCGACAGGGTTGTCATCGACAAGTTAAAACTTGAATTTGACAAACGAGATTACACCGACAACGGAAAAGTTGTTAATTTTGAAGGAGAATGAAGAAAATGAAACTCAGACAGGAAATCAATAACACCCGTGATACGATTGACGGTGAACTCAATCGCATTATGGTCACAGATGATATAGAAGAGATAAGAGGGTTGACATATTATTTATTTTGTAACATAAATGACCTTATCTGCAAGAATCAACAAAGAATTGCCGAATCGTTGAGAGGTGAATAAAATGATTGATTGTTCAAAAACCGAAAATTATTTCGCTGAAAAGCGAAGAATGACGAAAAGAACAACAAAGAATGGGCTATGTAAACTTGGCTGCTCTAACTGCCCTTTATGTAGCATAAATAACAATAAAGGGCAATCATGTACAGCTTTTGAAATGCTCTATCCTGAAAAGGCAATCGAAATCGTTCAGAAGTGGAGCGACGAACACCCACAAAAAACTTATTTGAGTGAGCTTTTAAAAAATCATCCGAATACTTTGCTCAATGATGACGGAACACCCACTTTTTGTCCTTATAGACTAGGACTTATGGGTGCAGATGATTGCAGAAAAGACGGTAACTGTGTAAAGTGCTGGAATCAGCCTATTGAGGACGGTGAAGAGCGATGATTGAAAAAGAATAAAAAATCCGTGAGGTATCCGGTGATTATGCTTTGGATATACCGTTCGCAGACGGTAGTGTAAACACGATATACTTTAATTCAAAACGAAATGCCGAAACAGTTAAGCATATTATCGAAGTTGACGGAAGTAAACCCAACGAAGCAACCGTGTGTGATATGCAAGAGATTAAGCACGGAAGTTGGGAATATGACAGCGAGGGTGTCGGTTATGCAAATTATTTATGTTCTGAGTGTGGCAACTTTCTCACTTTTTATGAGGACATTGATTTGTATCCATACTGCCCTTATTGCGGTGCAAAAATGGATAAGGAGTGTGAAGAGTAATGAGTAAATGGATAAGTGTCAAGGATAGATTGCCTATTGAGGACGGTGAAAAGTGATGGCATTCTCGGAAAAGCTAAAAGCGTTAAGACTTAAAAATGGATTAACGCAAGATGAGTTGGGTGAAAAGCTCTATTTGAGCAGAACAAGTATATCTTACTATGAGCAGGGAAAATTTGAGCCTAATATCGAAACCATAATAGCTGTAGCGGATTTATTTAACATCACAACAGATGAATTGTTGAGATGAGGTGTGAAAACAGTGACAAACTTTGAAAAAATCAAACAGATGTCAATTGATGAAATGGCTCGGAGTTGTATGAATTTTTTCGACTGCCCGTATGGAACTTCGTATGTCGGCTGTCCTATGGAAAAGCGATTCAATGGCAGCTGTATTGACTGTACAAAACATTGGCTTGAAAGTGAGGTAGAAGAATGAAAGATATTAAAAACATTACCGTTAATTACGATAACGACAACACAAAAGTTGTTGAAAAGGGACTTGTTATTGATTTTGGTAAACTTGATAACGATGAGGGCGATGTTTGCTTTAATATGTGTAACATCAAAGGTAAGGATTTGCATTTGATTGTAAACGCTGTTGTTGCGTTGGCGCAGGAACTTGGTATGCTTGACGAGGAGCGTGATATAGATTGACAGCGAAAGAGATTAAGGACATTAACAGAGAGATTTCACGGCTCAGGGCGAAAATGGCACGGATTCAGGCTGAGGCGGACAACACGGCGGTGACGCTGGGTGAACGAATTGTTCCGTCAGGTCAGACATCCGACAGAGTGGGCAATGCGGTGGTGCAGATTGCTGATATTCAGCGTGATATTCAGAACCTTGAAATCCGCAGAAACTCGGCTCTGAACAGCCTCTCGCGGGATGATTTTGTGGAAAACTGCCTGTTTATGCACCTCGGCTTAAAATACAGCTGGGCGAAGATTGCAGTCGATACAGGCGGAATCAATACCCCCGACAACATAAGAATTATGTGCAACCGCCACCATTGGTAAAAGTTGTTCGGTTTTTCGGTTTCAGGGTGATATAATGTAAACTGAAGAAAGCAACAAACAGGACATATGTAGAACTTTCCTAAGATAAAAAATCGCACAGACCGCTCTCGTTTGAGGGCGGTCTGTGTTGTGTGCGGTTATTTTATACAAATTATTACTTTCTTAATTGTGCGGTTTACAGAAAAATGTAAAATCTGTTGAATTGTGTCAAATAATATGATAGATTAGTGATATATTACAACTAAGGAGAGTTGCATATGAGCGAAGAAAATAAGACAAAAACCTGTTTTGTTATAATGCCTATATCAGACCAGCCAAAATATCCTACAGGTCATTTTGATAAAATATACGAACAGATAATTGTTCCTGCTGTCAAAGAGGCGGAGTTTGAACCTATAAGAGCAGACAGTAATCAAATATGTGATCCGATAATGCAAAAAATTTTGAAAAATTTAATTGAATGTGATATGGCAATTTGCGATTTAAGTTCAAGAAATCCAAATGTTATGTATGAATTAGGAATTCGACAAGCTTATGGCAAAAAAGTAGTTTTGGTACAGGACGATGCTACTGATAAAATTTTTGACGTAGCAGGAATTAATACTGTTTTTTATAAGAAAGATAGATTGTATGAAAATGTTATTAAGGCAAAAGATGATATTGCTAATGCGATAAAGGAAACTTATGAAAATGGTTCGTATTCATTATTAGATATCGCAGGTTTAAAAAATGTTATTTTAGATAATCAGCAATCAAAAAATAATGATATTCAAGTTAGTAATCGTGTACTTGCAGATATAATGATTTCACAATGCAAAGACATAGATAAATTAATAAACGGCACAAGAGATGTTGATTTACTTTTGGAATATTACAAAAAGATAGCAACAATTGTAGGCAAGGGCGAAGAGAATAAAACTATAACACCGGAAGAGCGTATAAGGTTGAAAAATGCCCTTTCAAAAATAAATGATAGAATGGGCGAATTAAGATATAATAATTGAGAGTGCATTTAGTACTCTCTTTTCTTTTGCTGATTTTTAGAAAAGGGCGGTGATACCGTGAAAGACAAATTAAATGCAAGACAGAGGAAGTTTGCGGAATATTATGCGCAGAGCGGTAACACCGTTCAGAGTGCTATACAGGCAGGATATTCAGAAAATTACGCAAACGCAAGAGCGTATGAATTGTTGGAGAATGTTGGAGTTTCAAAATACATCAAGGAGCTTTCCGATAAGCTCAAGGACGAGCGCATTATGAGTGCAAAGGACAGACAGGTTGCTTTGTCCGACATTGTAAGGAATGACGAGCAGGACACCTCCGACAGAATCAGGGCTATTGACACGCTCAACAAGATGACGGGTGAATACACTGTTAAGGTTGATGCGAAAGTTGAGCAGTCCGAAAAGCTATCCGATGTGTTCAGACAGTTGGGCGGTGAGGGGCTGAGTGAGTAACAAATTTCCGCTGTCACAAAAGTATATCGACTTTATCAACACAACAAATGTGTCGGCTGAATTTCTTGAAGGAACTACAGCGTCCGGCAAAACTACCGTCGGAGCAGGCGTTAAGTTTATGCGAATGGTGTCGCAGTCGCCGAAGAAGCTTCACGCAATTGCCGCCAAAACAACGGGTAAAGCCGAAGAAACGATTATTCAGCAGGATAACGGTATTCTCGACCTGCACCGTAACGCAGTTTACTGTGGCAACGGCGACAAGGATTACAAGCTGCCGCATATCAAGTTTGAGGACAAAATTATCTATATTCTCGGTTACAGCAGTCGGGATAAGTGGGAAATGGTTCTCGGTGCGCAGTTTGGGTGCGTTTATATTGACGAAATCAACACCGCCGATATCGAGTTTATCCGAGAGATGTCAACCCGTAATGACTATATGCTTGCAACGCTGAATCCCGATGATCCGAGCCTGCCTGTGTATAAGGAGTTTGTCAACCGCTCCCGTCCTTTTAAAAAATATGAAAACGATATTCCTCCCGAGATTACGGCGGAGCTTACCGAAGAACCTGTACCGAATTGGCGGTATTGGTTCTTTTCTTTTGCCGACAATTTAAGTCTTACACCCGAACAGATTGAAAAGAAAAAGAACTCTGCACCGAAAGGTACAAAGCTCTATAAAAATAAAATCTTAGGTTTGCGAGGCAGAGCAACAGGTCTTGTGTTCCCGAATTTTGAGAGGGCAAGACATATCAAATCAAAAGAGTGGGCAGGAAAGTTTTTGAACTGTAACCGCAAGTCGGAACACTTTGTTCAGTTCACCGCAGGTCTTGATACCGCCTATTCGCAGAAGTCGCCTGACACTATCGCAATGACATTTTACGGCATTACCAATCACGGCAAGTGTGTTCAGCTTGATGAAAGAGTTTATAACAACGCTGAAATGCAAACACCTATTGCCCCGAGTGACACGGTGAAGAATTTTATTGATTTTCTTGACCGCAACCGTGATGAATGGGGCTTTGCGAGGACTGCTTTTATTGATAATGCGGATCAGGCGACTATTACCGAATTTCAAAAGTATAAGCGACAGCACGGCTGTGTCTATGACTTTGCAAATGCATGGAAGAAAACGAAGATTATCGACCGAATCAATCTTGTACTCGGCTGGCTTGCCACCGACTGTTATTTTGTGCTTGAACATTGTAAAAACACGATTGCCGAGTTTGAAATTTACAGCTGGCGAGAGGATAAAGACAACACACCCGAGGACGGTCACGACCATTGCATTAACAGCGGTCAATATGCGTGGCTGCCGTTTAAAAATATTATTGGAAGTGAAATAAATGGGGCTGATTAACAGAATGGCTGAATCTATCAGATCGGGAATTAAAAACTTTTTGCAGATTACTCCTGCAAGCGACAAAACAATTACCGTCACCGAAACAAGCAATCATCTGACCGAGTGCTTTATCAATCGCATTTGGTATTGGGGCAACAGCAGACAGCTTGCGGAGCTGTACAGGCAGATTGATACAAACAAAACTATGTTTTGGGCGGCAAAAAGCACAAAGGGGCTTGAAATCCGTAAAATACACACGGGCTTGCCGGCACTCATCTGCGAAACGCTTGTGAATATCGTAATTGCCGACTACAACGGCACAGATGTTACAAGTAAAAATTCAACCGCTTATGCAGAGCGTTGGGAAGACATTGAAAAGCAGAACAAGCTATCCGACACGGTTAAGCAAATGCTCCGTGACCTATGTGTTGTTGGTGACGGTGCTTTTAAGGTCAGTTTTGACACGGCTGTATCAGATGTTCCGATTGTTGAATGGTATCCTGCCGAAAACATCGACTTTACATATGTGCGTGGCAGAATCCGAGAGGTTAAGTTTTACACCGATTACACGCAAAAACACCGCCGTTACCGTTTTGAAGAAACATACGGTTACGGCTATATTCACTATGCTTTGTATGATGACAACGGCAAAGAGATTGACCTGCACACGGTTGACGCTCTTTCGTGGATTGATTCAAAGGGCGTTACATTTGACGAATCATATATGTGGGCTGTACCTGTCCTTTACGGCAAATCGTGCCACAAGGGCAGAGGTGCGGGCATTATCGGCATAAAAACAGACGCTTTCGACAGCCTTGATGAAGTGTGGTCACAGTGGATGGACGCACTCAGAGCCTGCCGAACAAAGCAGTATGTGCCTGATTGCCTTGTTCCGAGAAATCCCGAAACCTGTCAGCCGATATCGCCAAATTCGTTTGATAACCGATTTATCACCGTGGGCAACGATATGTCTGAAAACGGCAACGGCAACAGGATTTACACCGAAAGTCCGCAGATTCAGCACGAAAGCTATTTGAGTTCATACATTACTGCCCTCGACCTCTGTTTGCAAGGTATTATATCGCCGTCAACTCTCGGCATTGATACGAAGAAGCTTGATAATGCAGACGCTCAGCGTGAAAAGGAAAAGACAACCCTTTACACAAGGCAGAACCTTGTGAAAATTACGCAGAACGCACTTCAAAGCCTTGTTGCAGTTGTACTCAATGCAGACGGTGAACTTAACGGCAAGGGTATTGTTGAGGGCTTGGAAGTATCCGTAAACTTCGGCGAATATGCAAATCCGAGCTTTGAAAGTCAGGTTGAAACTGTGTCAAAAGCAAGACAGGGCGGTTTGATGTCAGTTGAAACCTCGGTTGACGAGCTTTACGGCGACAGCAAGTCGGAGGATTGGAAAGCCGAAGAGGTGCAGAGAATTAAGGAAGAACAGGGCATTGCAGGCGAAGAAGAAAAATCGGAGCTTGACGATGTGGCAGGACTTGATTTTAAAAATTTTTCTAATTAAACCTTGACAAATGTCCGTACATAATATATTATATATGTACGGACAAAATAAGGCAGGTGTAAAGAATGTGTCCTAAAGGCAGACCTACGCAAGATAAGCGTGATAAAAGGTTTGAAATCAGATTATCAGCTGATACATATAATATCCTTGAAGAATGTGCTAAAAGTCTTAATATTACTAAGTCAGATGTAGTACATAAAGGTATTGCCTTAGTTAAAGCTGAAATTGATAAAAAGAAATAGAGCGTTGCCCACCGATGTCAAACAAAACAATTGATAGGAGTTTTTATTATGGCTTGTGTAAAGAGTGTAAAAAAGGTAATCGAAAGTGTTCGTGGCACTGTTAATCCATACTACGATATGGGCTGCGATAATGTCAATGAGATTTATCGTACCAATTCAAATGTATTTGATATGATTTGTGATGCATTCGTATTCGGCTATGCCCAAGGCATAAAATCCGCAAAAGCTGAAATAAGAAAGGCGGCTAAATGATATGGATAACGAAATTTGGAAAGATATTGAAGAACTAAATGGAGATTATCAAATCAGTAATTTAGGTCGTTTGAAAAGAACAAAAAAATATAGAAATCAATTTACTGAATGGGAAAGCAATAAAATTCTTAAATAGCAAAAAGATAAAGATGGTTACTTAGTTACCAGTATCAAAAATCCATTAACTGGTAAGTATACATCATACAAAGCACATAGATTGGTTGCAAAAGCATTTATTCCTAACCCTAATAACTATCCACAAGTAAATCATAAGGACGAAAATAAAGAAAATAATAATGTGAATAATCTTGAGTGGTGTACCAGTTTATACAATAACCATTACGGAACAAAATTAGAGAAACAAAATAAGAGTGTTAAACAATATGATAAATTCGGAAATCTATTAAGGGTGTGGGATAGTGTAACTGTTGCGGGCGAAACATTGGGAATAGATAAAAGTCATATCGTAAAATGTTGTAGAGGAAAAACAAAAACCGCATATGGCTTTATTTGGAAATATAATTAAACAAGAAAGAAGAGGCAGTTAATTTGTGACAGCCTCTTCTTTCTTGTTATTCGATAGGTGAAACGGATATTATTAATGGACTATGATATTTCAAAAGCATTCGAAAAAATTGAAAATGAACTAATATCATCAATGATAAGAAATTTTAAAAATCATAGAGTTGAAGAAGATAAAAATAATTTTTGTTGGACACAATGGCAGGCTGAACAGCTCAAAAGTCTTGAAGAGTACCGTAAGCACAACGCAAAGAAATTCGGCAAGCGTTTCAAAACCATTAACAGCAAGGTTGAAGAGATGATTCGCACCGCCAAAGCTGACGGAAATGCAAGTCAGGAGGCAGAAATTCTTGAAGCTGTCAAGGACGGTTTCAAAGCCCCGAAAAAGCCGTCAGCACACAGCACAGCCGAGTTTTTTAAGGTGAATGACCGTAAACTTGACGCACTCATAAAATCGACCACAGACGATTTAAAGAGGGCAGAAACGGCAATTTTGCGTATGAGCAACGACAAGTACCGCAAGGCGATTTTTAACGCACAGGTTGCAATGAACACGGGTGCGGTTACATACGAAAAGGCCGTTGATATAGCTTGCAAAGATATGCTCAACGCAGGTCTTAATTGTGTGGAATACAAGAACGGTGCAAGGCATACGCTCTCGGATTATGCGGATATGGCGGTTAAAACAGCCAACAAAAGAGCCTATCTGCGTGGTGAGGGCGAAAAGCGAGCCGAATGGGGAGTATCCCTCGTTGTTGTGAACTCAAGACAGGGCGGTTGCCCCGATTGTGCAAAATATATCGGCAAGGTGTTTATTGACGATGTTTATTCAAACGGCAAAAAGTCAGACGGAAACTATCCGCTTCTCTCAACCGCAATCAAGAACGGTTTGTTTCATCCGAGATGTAAGGACAGCACAAGTACATATTATCCCGAACTTGATGATTTGGACGCACCGTTGTCTGAAGATGAAATCAAAGAGCTTGACCGTCAGCGAGGAATTGAAGAAAAACAGCAGTATGCACAGCGACAGGCAGAACGCTTTGACCGCCGTGCCGAATACAGCCTTGATGAGGACAATAAACGCATTGCCCAAACCCGAGCCGATGAGTGGCACGATAGGGCTGATATGCTTGAAGAAAAGGCGAAAAAAGCAGAGAGTGTTAATAAAATCACCGCTGAATCTGTTGCAAAATCGGGTAAAAGTGGTATAATAAAAGAGAAAAGTAAAAAGCCTATTACTCCGATAACCGATAAAGCTATCAGTCGTATTCCTAAAGTTGATATTGAAGGTTATACAGAAGATCAGTGTTTGGAAATTCAAAAACAACACAAGGAGCTTTTGAAATTTTCAAAAGAACAAAATGAAAATAAAGAAGTTGCCTTCGTGTTAAAAAATGATGTGTCCAAAATGATTACAGAGCCTATTAAAGGAACTGATGAAAAAATAGATTTTGGATCAGCACTTCAAGGCAAAGATTTATTTGTTATGCACAATCACCCGAGAAACAGCAGTTATTCTTTAAATGATATTATCGAATTTATTAAGAATGATAGTATAAAAACATTTACTATTGTGAAAAACGATGGCAACATTGAAGTATTAACAAAGTTGAAAGGATACGACAGGCTATCACTTTTAACAGAGTTACAACGAATGGGAAAAAAGAGGATAAAAACAGGTTCTGATAGTGAATACAGAAAGGTTATTGATAAATTTTTAAGTAAACATCAAGAAGGAGGTTTATTTGAATGGAAGAAATAAACAAATCTGTTTTAGATGGTTCTAACGAAGAAGCTTCAAAACGTCTTGACGAAATAATTAAAGAACTTGAAAAACAAAGAAACAAAAGCTAACCGCTCCGTAAAAAGGGCGGTTTTGTTGTTTAACTTGCCGAGAATATGTTCAGAGCAAGAAAAACGGCTTGTTTACGGCATTATTTAACTTGCCTGCAACTTGCCAAAGCAAAACTTAATACATCAAATCAGCACTTTGAGAAATCAGAGTGCTTTTTTATTGCATTTAAACCGGTCGAAATCGACCAGTTTAAAATATTGAAAAGGTGGTGACAGAATGAAAATCAGAGTAACAACAGCATTTAATGACAGGCAGAACGGCTATGTAACCCGACCTGTGAATGAAGTTTTTGAATGTTCCGAGCAGAGAGCAAAGGAACTCATTGACGGCGGTTTTGCAGAAGAGGTCAAGTCTGACGCTCCCAAAAAGCCGAGAGCCAAAGCAGTTAAAACAGAAAAAACAGAAAAAGCAGATTAAGCACTTTACGAATATGTAAGGTGCTTTTTTATTGTCCGAAGACATTAAACTACGGGAGACACCGTGCAAAACTGAAACAGAGAGACACTCTATAAACTGATTACGGGAGACACCCGAAAAACTGAAAGGATATGAAAAAATGGCAGAACCAAATCCAACACCAACCCCCAATGAACCGACACCTGCACCGCAGGGAAACGCTCCTGTCTTTGATTACGACAAGCTCGCAAGCCTTATTACAGGCAAACAAAGCGTGACAGAGGACACCGTGTTGAAGTCTTATTTTAAGGAGCAGGGATTGTCAGCCGATGAGATGAAAGAGGCTATCGGTGCTTTTAAAAAGCAGAAAGCCAAGAACACTCCCGACTTTGCAAAAATGCAGTCGGAAGTTGAATCCGCAAACAACGCAAAACTTATGGCAGAAGTCAACCAATCGGCAACACTCGAAGCCGTAAAACAGGGCGTTGACATTGCAACCGTTCCGTATGTGCTTAAAATTGCAGACTTTTCAAAGGCTGTGACAGACGGCAAGGTCAATGCGGAAAAGCTGACAGAGGCTGTTAAAAAGGTGCTTGACGATATCCCAGCACTCAAGGGCAAACCTGCCGAGAACGGCACAGGAGTTAAGAAAATCGGCGGTGACGGCAACAGCGACAAAAATTTAACAGAAGATGCCTTAAGAGGAATTTTCGGCATCAAATCTAAAAAGTAAGAAAAGAGGTAAATAATTATGGCAGTATTAGAATACGCAACTATTTTCAGTAATGTATTAAGAGAATTGTATGGTCAGGCCCTTACTTGCGATGACCTTTACCACTCAAACTCTGACATTCAGATTATCAACGGTAAGGATATTAAAATTCCGAAACTCTCGGTCAGCGGTTATAAAGACCATACACGAGGTGCAGGCGGTTTTAATTTGGGTACATATTCAAACGGTTACGAAACCAAATCCCTTGACCACGACAGAGATATTGAGTTTGCTATCGACCCTATTGATGTTGACGAAACAAATATGGTAGTGACTATCGCAAATATTCAGACACGCTTTGAAAAAACACAGGCTATACCTGAACTCGACTGTTATACTTACAGCAAGCTTTATACAGAAGCTAAGCGAGTTGGTGCAACAGTAAAAACTACTGCATTAACTGCGGCGAATGTGCTTGCAGATTTTGACGATAACCTTGAGGCTTTTGCCGAAGCGGGTGTACCGCTCGACAGGGTTATTCTTTATGCGACACCACAGTACAAAAAGCTTTTGAAGAATGCAGAGGGTATTCAGAGAACACTTGAAATCAGTTCCGCAAAGGGCATTGACCGCCGTGTTCGGTCCGTTGATGATATTGATAAGATTGTAGAAGTGCCAAGCTCAAGAATGAAGTCTTTGTTTGATTTTACAAACGGTTGTGTTGCTGACAGCTCAGCTAAGCAGATTGACTATATTCTTATTGACCCGGAAGCACAGGTGTCAAGAGTTAAGTATTCATATATCAATGTCTATACTCCGGGTTCTGACAGCCGAACAGCTGATAATTATATATATCAGAACAGAAAAGTTAATGGTACTTTTGCCATTGACGAACTTATGAAGCAGGGCGTAATCATTCATGCCGAGGCTTAAAGCGAGGTGAGAAAAAATGAAAGCAATCAAAGACAATAAGTCATATACAGTCAACACAGACGAGGAAGCTAAGATTTATGTATCCCGTGGTTATGATATTCAGGATGACAACGGCAAAATCAAAGAATATGGATTAGGCAAGAAAATTTCTGTTGATGATTACAATACTTTGAAGAAAGAAAATTCAAAGCTCAAAGCCGAAAACAAAAAACTTAAAGAGAGTGCCAAGTCAGACACAAAGGAGTAAATCTATGTATGCCGATTACATTGAACAGCAGGGCGGAGATGAAAACAGTATTATCTCTGCCGAACACATTGATGTTCTGACTTTTAACCGCATTGATTTTGAAAAACTTTCGGAAATGCAGAAGAGAATCATCAGCAGAGTGCATAGCAGACTTACTGCTTTTGAAGAAGAAAATGCCGATATGATTTCTTCCTACCTGAAAAGCTATTCAATCAACGGCACATCAATGGAATTCGGTGCAAGCTGGAACTTAATGTGCATCAGTGGAGTGGCAATTCCTGCCGACCTCTATGCGTTGCTAAAATCAACAGGACTTTGTTATCCTGCAATCTGAAAGGTGCGTGAAAACCGTGAAATTTCCGTCACTTGTAAAAAAGCAGTTCTGCAAAACTCCTGTCGAGGTCACAATCTACGGTGAGGGTGTTACCGAAGACGGAGCACCCCTGACCGTGTTTGAATGCAAAAATCTGTATCCCTCCGACAGCTTGTACCCGTCAGCAACCCTGCACGGTGGCTCTGCCTTGTGTAATATGCAGTCAAAGGCAAAGACAGTCTATACCAAAGAACAGAAAATTGTTCAGGTGTCGGCTGCCTTGCTTTTTGACGGCGATATTGCCCCCGACAGCCCCACTTTAAGCGGTGGCTTTGTAATCCTTGACGGCGTAAAACGAAACATCGTACAGGGGACAAAACACCGCAACCCCGACGGCAAAGTTAATTTTACGGAATTGGATGTGATTTAATGGGATTTTCAGTATCATCAAAAATCAAACTCAATATGCCTGTTGTAAAACAACTTGACAAGGCAAAGCAACAGGCTCTTGAACAGACAGGTGACGCCCTTCTTAAACAGGTGAAAAACACGCAGGTAATGCCTTTTGATACGGGTAATCTTCAGAACGAAAACACCTTTGAAGATTGTGCGCAGAGTTGGAACGGCACGGTTAAAATAGTGTCAAGCACTCCGTATGCAAGGCGGTTGTATTTTCATCCCGAGTATAATTTCAGCCGTAAGGAAAACATTGCCGCCGGCGGTAAATGGTTCTCACCGTGGCTTGAGGGCGGTACACGGCAGAATTTTTGCAGTCAGGCATTTGTGAGATTATACAGAAAGGAAGCAGGACTTTGATTTACTTATCGGACATCAGAGATTGGCTCAAAAGCGTTACCTCAGCCGAGCATTATTACATCGGCAAGCTTGACAACAAGCAGGACAGGTCAATCGGTGTGTATTCATTAAAACAGTCGGGAACACCCACAAGGGCAATCGGCGGTGAAAGTACCTACGATACAATAAGCGTGTCTTTGCTTATCCATTACACCGACAACGCAAGAGAAACCGAGGAGTTTGCACGCAGACTTTACGAAACGCTTTACGGCATTAAAAATGTTGAAATTAAGGAACACAAAATCTATATAATCGAACTGCTCACGGAAGAACCCGTTGATGTGGGAACAGACGACAAGGGTGTGTATGAGCAGGTCATTGAAGTTAAATTTTATTACGAAAGGAAGTAATTTTATGGCAAAAGTTGAATCGGGAGTATTCCCGTGCTATGAAAATCAGTTTGCGGTTGGCAAGGCAGGAACAGAATCCGCCACGACAAATATTGCTAACTGCGAAGAATTTTCTGTTGCATTTGACAACGGTGTCGAGGAATGGACAGCCTTTGAAAACGAGGGCTGGAAGTCAAGGCTTATGACAGCAAAGTCAATCACAATTTCGGTAAAGGGCAAGCGTACAATCGGTGACGCAGGCAATGACCAGATTGCCGCCCTTGCATTTGAAAACGGCAGAAAGACAGAAGTTTCGTTTATGTGGACCTTCCCCAACGGTGCAACCGTCCTCTTTAAAAATGCAGTTGTATCCGTTACATCAAACGGTGCAGGCGCAAGTACGGGTGTTGCTCCGCTTGAATTTGAAGTTATGTCAAACGGCAAACCCGTATATACAGCAGCCGCTTAAAAAACGAAAGGAATGAACGATTATGTCAAAGTTAATTGATATTACAGACAAACTTAATTTTGAGGAAAAGCCGAGCGTCAGAGTTAAAAATGTTGACCTTGCAATCAACAATGACGCAGTTTCAATGCTCAAAGTTGCGGCACTTTTTGAGGACGGCAACGGTAAAAGTAAAGATGTTATCGAAATGTATCATCTTCTTTTTGATGAATCCGAGAGAGAAAAGATTGAAAAGTTAAAGCTGAATATGCACGATTTCAACGCCCTTATCAGCGAATCTGCCAAAATTGCAACAGGCGATTTGACTGACGAGGGGGAAGCTCAGACCCCGGCTACGACCTGATTGATGACTTTGATTTAATCGTGTCGAGCTTTCGCTCGGAGTACGGGGTCAGCATTTATTCAAAGGACTTTGCTAAAATGAGTTGGAATGAGTTCTGCTCACTTCTGCAAGGCTTAGGACCCGAAACACCGCTTGCAAGAACGGTTCAAATTCGCCTTGAAACCGACAAAGAGGTCTTGAAAAACTTTACTTCGTCACAGCATAAAATCCGCAACAAATGGCGGTCAAGGAATGTAAAGCACTACTCAGACGAAGATATGAACACCGTTCTTGCAGAATTTCAAAACTTCTTCGCTAATCTGTAAATTTGTACATAAATTTCGCTGTATCTACAAAATTCTTGACAATGTTAATATATAGTGATAAAATGTAACATACACTAACAAATTTATTAAGGAGAGTGTATGTTTATGAAATGTCCACATTGCGGAAACGAATTAAAGGACGATGCAAAATTTTGCGACAAGTGCGGTGCAGGCTTTGGCGGAAACGATTCAACCTCGGCAACCGTAAATCCTGCAAATGCGAAGAAGAAAATTTACAAGCGTTGGTATTTTTGGGTTATTATCGTTGTTGCTATTATGATTGTTGGCGGTGTAAACGGTGCAATTAACGGTAACAGCGGTTCAAACAAATCAAAGCAGGAAACTACTGTTGCAAATCAGAGTTCAGAAAAAGCAACTGAAAAAGCGACAGAAGCACCGACCACAAAAGAAGTTGCAACAGAAAAGCCTACTAAAGACCCGAAGAAGGTTGAAAAAGAATTTAAAGACGGTTGCAAAACAGTCGACTTTAAAACTCTTTCAAGAAACCCTGACAAGTACAAAGGTAATGACTACAAGTTTGAAGGTCAGATTATTCAGGTTCAGGAAGGCTGGGGCGATTCGGTTGACCTGAGAATCAATATAACCAAAGAAGAAAATGAGTATCTTGATGAACCATTGTGGACTGATACAATCTACGCAACTGTAGAAATTCCTGACGGTGCGGACAAACTCCTTGAAGATGATGTAATCACATTCTGGGGAACTTGTGACGGCGACTATACATATGAAACCGTAATGGGCAACAATGTGTCACTTCCGAAAATCGACATCAAATACTACGAACTCAACAACTAAAACAAAAAGCCACTCCAAATGGGGTGGCTGTTCTTTTGCAAAATTTTTAAGCGTACATCATAGCGGTGTGCGCTGTTTTTATGCCTGTTTTTAAAAAATCTAAAATGAAAGGAAGTGGTGAATATGGCGACAAAGGCGGGTGAAATTGAGCTTGATGTCAGGCTGACAGGTGATGATATTTCAAAAACATTGCATAAGATTTCCGATTCAATTACCAAAAAGTTTGATTCGGCGTTTTCAAGTCTTTCAAAAGATTTTGAAAATGTAAGCACTGATATGAAACAGTCCTTTTCAAAGGTTGCAGAGGGCGTTTCTCAGAAAACCGAAAAAGAGTTTTCAAACATCAAAGGCAGCGGTGAGCAATTAAGCAATTCGGTTTCATCTTCGTTTAAGAAAATAGGAATGGCTGTGGTTGCCGCTTTTTCTGTTGCAAAAATCAAGGAGTTCGGTCAGCAGTGCATTGAATCGGCTGCGGAAGTCAATGCGGCAAATTCGCAGTTTGAGCAGACATTCGGCACAATGCAGTCACAGGCAGAATCAGCCATTCAGAGCGTTGCCAATCAGAGCGGTATTCTTGAAACCCGATTGCAGGGCGTCGGCACAAGCATTTATGCCTTTGCAAAAACTACTGGAATGGACAGTTCAAGTGCTTTGGGTATGATGCAGGAGGCTTTGCAGGTAACAGCCGATAGTGCCGCATATTATGACCGTTCGCTTGAAGATACCGCAGAAAGCCTGAAATCGTTTCTCAAAGGCAACTTTGAAAATGACGCCGCACTCGGTTTGTCCTGTACTGAAACCACACGAAATGCGGCGGCTAATAAGCTGTATGGCAAGTCATTTACGGATTTGTCGGAATCGCAGAAACAGCTCACGCTTTTGCAAATGGTCAAGGACGCTAATCAGCTTTCGGGTGCTATGGGACAGGCAAGCCGTGAAGCAGACGGTTGGGAGAATGTAACAGGCAACCTCAGAGAAAGTTGGAAACAGCTCCTTGCCGTAGTCGGTCAGCCTATTCTTCAGGTGGCAACTCAGGTTGTAAAGCGGTTGAGTTCCGCACTTGCAACTTTAACGGAATATGCCAAAGGTGCGGTTGAATCGCTTTCAAAGGTCTTCGGCTGGGATACAGGCAACAACACCGCAAGCAATATCAAATCTGCATCCGATTCTGCCAAAAGCCTTACGAATACGGCAGATGACAGTTCAAAGTCACTTGATAATGTTCAGAAAAGTTCCGAAAAAGCAAAGAGAAGTGTTGCGGGCTTTGATAAGCTGAATGTGCTTTCAAGTACCGATAGTTCTTCAAAGTCAGATACATCTTCATCAAAAAGCTCATCGGGCGGTTCATCGGGCGGACCTGTTGCAAAGAATGTTGTCAAGGATACAAGCAAAAATCTTTCGGGGGCATTCAAAAATCTATACGAAAAAAGCGGATTCAAAGGCTTTGTCGAGAATGTACAGAAAGGTATTAACAAGGTTGATTGGTCAGCTATAGGCAAGAACTGCAAAACCATTTTTGATAATGCTGTTCCCATAGTTCAAAAGGCATTTGGCACAATGCAAAAGGTCGGTTCTGCAAAACTCGGGGCAATCGGCTCTGCATTCGGAGCGGTTGCGACAATCGGCGGAAAGTCGTTTCAGACCATTTCAGGCGGTGTTGCTAAGTGGATCTCAAAAGACAGGGAAAAGATTATCGGCTTTATCGATACCATAGGCAACAATCTTACAAACGGCTATAACAACCTTTCAACCTTTTTTGATAATTTCGGTACACTTGCAGGCAATGCAATTGACAATGTTCGCCCTCAAATGGAAGAATCAATTTCCAATCTTTTAAGCGGTCTTACAACCTTTGCGGGTTCAGTCGGCGAAGTTGTTTCGGGTGCGTTTTCAATCGCAACCGAAAGCCTTGTTGAATGGACTGAAAATGACGGTGCAACAATCACAGAATTTCTTGAAAATTTACAATTGCAGTTTGCAGATGTGTTTAACTTTATCGGTCAAATTTTCGGAGATATCGGAACAATTATCAGTAATTGGTGGAACGGCAACGGACAGCAGATTTTTCAGAATATCTGCAATATGTTTACCAACATTGGCACAACCCTGATGAATGTTTACAATCAATGGATTAAGCCTGCGTGGGATTTTATCGTAGCAATAGTAAAGTCAGCTTGGGAAAACTGGCTGAAGCCTGTTTTTGAGGGTGCAATAAACTTCTTCGGCAAGGTTGCAGACTGTGTTTCAACCGTGTGGAATAACTTCCTGTCACCGTTTGTAAACTGGCTTGTCAGCTTTTGGGGACCTATATTTCAGAATGTTTTCAATGCCGTAAAAAGGGTGTTTGATAATGTGTTTACATTTATCGGTGGGTTGGTTACCTCTATACAGAAAACATTCGGCGGTCTTATTGACTTCATTACAGGTGTTTTCTCAGGCGATTGGAAAAAAGCATGGCAGGGTATCTACGACTTCTTCAAAGGTATTTGGGACGGCATTTGCGCCGTGTTTAAGTTCATTATA